GAAAACGATAAATAAAAAATAAACTTACCGTAGAGGTATAATGATCAAGTTACATCAAGTTCAAGAGCCACCAGCAATAGGTCTAACATTATCCCGAGACTTGATGCCACAAATCCATAAATCCAGTGATTTTCTTAAGTACCTGAAAACCAATGGCGTCAATCATAGCACCGGCACTGTTCCTAGCAAATGCCTAAAATCAACACAATCTGAATTCGACGATGCTAAGATCGCTGATCTGATGTATAAGGACAATAGTGATGCAATCATCGTTTCCAATGACAACCATGTACTCGACGGTCACCATCGCTGGCTAGCAGATCACAGCACAGACGGCAAAACCAAAGCACACATTGTCGATTTACCCATTCTAGAATTACTTCGATTGGCAAGGGAATATACAGCAGTGTCACTCAAAGAAGAGGTTACACATAAGGAATTCCAACCGATGATGGATTCTTTCGTGTCATTTGCATCGGACAGATTGGGCGTAAAATCGCTCCCTAATATAGAATATAAAGCCGATGATGACATGAGTAGCTTCGGCGGCTACGATCCCAAAAGCAATAAAATCACTGTGCATACTAGGGGTCGCCATCCAATGGATATTTTCCGCACCGTGGCGCACGAAATTGTCCACCACAAGCAAAACGAAGACGGCAAAATAAAAGACGTATCCAAGGAAGGTGCAACCGGCAGCCATGTTGAGAATGAAGCCAATGCCATGGCCGGTCAATTGATGCGCCACTATGCCAAGGCCAATCCAGAACATTTCAAGCTATCGCCATTATCTGAGGCTGTATTTGTCGTTGGTGTGCCATGTTCTGGTAAGGATAGAATTATCAGGCAACTGAAAGAGAATGGCAACTACAAGGAAACTGACCTGAATTCGCTGCACAAATTCAATACCACCGACAAGCTGATTATCAGTTGTTCGGCCGACAATCTCGTCAGCATACAGAACGCCAATCAATTTCTTAAGGAAAATGACTTCGCCACGCGCCTGATTTTTGTTGATGTATCGAATGACATTTCGAAAATGCGCAATGAAATGCGCCAGTCAAAAGGGCAACGTATCATCAATGAAAATGTCAGGTTCACGAAGTATGCCACAGCCAAGGGCAACGTCAATGAACTGCATGAGATATTCAAATACGACATGATCATCATCGATAATTCAAGAGAGGAAACCAACAATGGCAATATTCGAGAAAATAATTCGCTTCCTGAGAACAGGGAGTACGGCACTACCAGTCTCAAACGTAGCTATCAGTCAGCCACCCCAAGAGAGTCCACCCAAACCAAAGAAGAGGGCAAAGAAAAAGGTCGAGGAAGAGAACGAGAACGAGGATGGCAACAATTACGAGAAGAACGGGGAAGAGGAAAAGAGCGAGAGGGAAAAGATATGGGAAGAAGAGTACGACCGAAATCGGTGGGACAACACAAAAAACTGGAGAAAAAAAGACTGAACCAAGAAGATCGCCTGCCATCGGCAATCATCGGCAATTTGCCTCCCGATGGCATTGGCGACACAGTAAGTGTATCGAAAGTTCCAGGCATTCTTTCAGGCTATGGCGGCGCATACAGCTATTCTCAATATAACGAATCTGTGCAGCGTTGGATGAACAATCAAAGCACAATTGATCGGTTCACTGAAAAGTATGGCGACAACGCAATGCAGAAGCTATTCGAAACGGCCAGCGAAATCAACTCAATGGCCAATAAACCTGCATCCAAGCCAAAAACTCTCAGCAAACTAAGAGAATCATTCGATATGGACATTGGTTTGATGGGCAGCGTACCTTCACAGGGCAACAAAGAAGATATTAGCAAAGGTGGCGATAGTGTTGCAAATCCATCGAAAACTAGAAAAATCATAAATAGAAAATCAAATCGAGGACCATAAAATGTTTGATCGTAACAAAAAAGACCCATTGGTTGATGCCGTGAAAGGTGTGATGCAGGTTAGTGAAAATAATCGAAAAGTTGTCGCTGAAGTAAATGAGAAACTGGGCATTCAATCGAGGAAACAGCTTCCTCATGAGTATCTGGCCGACTATGATCGAACAGTTGTTGAAGTTCAAAAAGGTCAACCACTTACTGAGGATAGGACGACTGATCTGAAAAATCGTGTCAATAAAGCAGAAAAGGGCACAAAAGATGTAGAAAAAGATCGTTACAATAAAATATTAAGCATACGTAATAAGATTCCACTCGCTAAGCAACAACCATACCTTGATACCTTCCGTAAAACTGCTATGAAGAAGAAATTCGGCTGGGCGCACGTAAAAAGGAAATCACAAGCCGAATTGCGCAATCGTAAAAAGCAAATGGAATTGAACCTCGACGAAGCCGAGCAACTTGACGAAATCTCCAAAAAAGTTCTCGATCCCTATATCAGAAAAGCTACAGACGATGTTATTCGTAGAAGTAAGCAAACGGTTGTCGGCGGCACTGCAGCCGAAAAGAAGGCATTCTATAAGAAAAGTGATGCTAAAGTTGATCAACGACTTGGATATGTCGACAAGGCCGTGAAGAAACTGAACAAGAAAACAGTCAAAGAAGATACTGAGCAACTTGATGAAGAGCGCAAGGAATCAGCCAAGGTTGCTCAAGCCTTTATGAACAAGCAAAAGGCTAAAGGGGCACGTAGCCATACCGATGGCAGCGCGCTTTACCTGCATGGTAATAAGATCGCATGGCACGGCGACAATGGCAAAATTCACGCCACCTTGGCTGGATGGGGCACCAAGACAACGCGTGATCGCCTAAACCATCTTACTCAGCATACACATGGTAAGTCGATGTTTTCACAAAAAAAGGGCCAGCAACATTTTGGTGATAAGCCAATCGGCTCAAAAGATGTGGTCGACCTAAAAGAAGGCGTTGGCCCATGGAGTAATAGACCCCAAGGCAAAGGTCCATCGGTAATACCTAAAGGAAAAGGAAAAGTCAGTTCACCCCTTGGTAAACAGGGGTCGGCAGATGCGGCAAAGGCATTTGATGAAAGGCTGGCCAAGGAAAAGGCGAAGAAATTAACCAAAGAAGAAATCTCAATCGCCTCAATCCAAGAAGAAATTCGTCAACATTTGCTCAGCCAAATGAACACAATGAGCGAAACTCAGAAGACCAAATTCGTCGCATCGCTGACTGAGGAACAGGCTGAAATCATGAAGTTCGACGAGCAGGAAATCACCAAGGACAACTTTGTTCCTAACCCATCGCCAGGAACGGTCCCCCCTGCCCCAAATTTGACCGTACAGCAGCCAATGGCAGCCGCAGCAGGAAAAGTATCAGCGCCGTCTGTTCCAGCCAATGCGCCTGCAGGAACGCAGCCAATGAGGCAAATGATACCAGTGCCAATGCCAGGACCAACAGTCAATGCTGTTAAGCCAGCCGCTGCCGCCAAACCAGCCGCTGCCGCCAAGCCTGCAATTCCAGCGAAGAAAACAGCAGCAAAATGAGGCATACAGACATAGTTGCCATGATCAAATCTATTGCACGGCAAAGGCTAATTGAGGCTGACGATGTCAACGATCAAGTCTCGACAGCGTCAGCTAATAAAAAGAAAAAGGTCGTTGTTGCTAAGAAGGACGATATAGACAAAAAACCAAGCAAAATCGTCATCAATCCAGTACTTTATAACAATATCGACCAACGCAGATAAATAAAAACAAAACACGGGAGTAACGATCAATGAGCCTTTGGAAAAATGTCGACGACCCTACTGGCAATGGTAAGCCGCTATTTGCGAATACTTGCAACTTGTGGTCCACTTCAACAACGCATGGCGCAACTGCCAACGGAATTGGCGTTTATGGTTCAGTATACGGGCTGTCTCCCGCTGAAGCCATTTTGCAACCGGGCGTTGTCAGTCCCGGCTGGGTATCGCAGAAAGTCTATACTGGCGGTATCGCTAGAATAGACATTGTCAGTGGTGGCACTGGCTATAATGCCGCTGCCGATTTGATAATTGCCGACACTGGGCCAGTGCCAGGAACAGGCGCAACTGCTACTTTCGCTATTGCCAATGTCAGAAATACTGCACAGTCTTTCTCGACAAATTCACATTGGAACGTCATCACGTCAATTGCCATCACTAATTTTGGTTCTGGCTTCAGCAATGGCGCTTTCGTTACAGCCACGGCAAATGGCATCAATACAACGCCAGCAGTCTTTGCCGTCACGTTGAGCGGTCGCGCTGGGCGCGTTCATTATGAGACTTTGGTAGCCATGCGCTCGATTACCGGCGATGATCCAAAAGATGACGAATACTTCCCAGGATCGTAAAACCATGAAGAGTTTCAAACAATTCATAACTGAAATCAGTAAAGGACGAATCAGACAATACCTTAGAGATTTAAATAGTAAAACCCCAGGCCATCCATATGGAACTGATGAAGAAAGAGCTTTATGGCACAACAAAATGTATGGCAAGGGGAAATATAGTAGGCGAAATTATATGCAAATAGCTGGTAGTAAATTGAGGAAAAAAGGTAAAGGCGGCGGCGCTGCTAAAATAAAAGCAACCGACGAATAAGGAAAGGATAGATTGTGGTAAAGCGATTTGTACCAAGATTGAATGAATCTGGCATTGAGCCGCTTGCCTATGTTAAGCGTGGTGATGTTGATATTGAGCATAATCCTGTGCGTGATATGATCAATATCTATCTTACCCAGTCAATGGCGATGAACCACTTGACGCCTTACCATGCAATGGAACGTATTCGGAAGATTCTGGCTACGTTCCATATTACGATTCCTGCTCCATACCTAGAAGGCAATCATGGCTTTCAGGTATTTCCGGTACGGCAATTTGGCAATGTCATTGGCATGACCAATGATGGCGAAGTGAAAACCAAGATCACCAGCCCCTATTCAGTTTTCTTTCATTACAGAGTGGGTCCATTTGGCAGTTTCAGATGCTCCTGCAAGATCATGGATACTACCGAATTGGCCGACGCATTGGCTAGTGTTGAAGATGCATGAAAACGTTTTCGCAATTTCTAGCCGAAGAATGGAAAGAAACATCTTATGGTTCCGGTAGCCATTTCGTTAGACATCATTCTATCATAGACGGTCACTATGTGGGTGTCCACTTTGAGAAGCGCCGAGATGTGCCACATTATGATGTCGACTTCATTGTTGATGGTTCAATTTCAAAAGGGCGTCATAGCTCTCCTAAAATTCTTCGCCATGTGATCAATACAGTTAAGCAATTTCCAGAAAGATATCCACAAGCCAAAAGTTTAAAATTTTACGGTTCAGATGGAAGTGAAGAACTGGCTGGAAAAAAAAGTACCTTATATAGCAAACTAGCAAAGCATTATGCAGGCAGCAAGGCGAGTACAGATTGGGAAGGCCATACAAAAGTACAATTGAAGGAAATGTGCAGACGAATAGTCGAAAAATGGGAAGAAAAGGCTGATAATTCAGATCATAAATCCCCCTATCACGTTCATCGTTCTTCTAACGTAGATGGTCGCAAGGTCGATGTTCACTTTGAGAAATACTCAAGTTCGCCACGTTATGAAGTCAGCTTCAAGGTTGATGGTTCATTTTCAAAGAAACAAGCAGGTTCTCCAAAAATTTTTCGTCATATAATCAATACAGTTAGACAATTCCCAAAAAAATATCCACACGCTGAAAGACTGGGTTTTGCTGGAGGAGATGATGATGAAAAATTGGAGCGGAAAAAAGATGCCTTATATGGAAAATTAGCAAAACATTATACAGGCGACAAGCCAAGTAAGGATTCGGAAGGCCGCACAGAAATAGCATTAAAGGAAATGTGCAGACGATTAGTCGAAAAATGGGAAGACCCTCGCCCTAAAGCCAAAGCAATCTACAACAAGGTGGCCAGCAGCCTCAAACCAAATCAATATGGTGATGTAAAAATACCCCATAACGAAATTTCATTCATTCCACATTTACCGGTGATGCATTCCTATTTTTCTCAAGGTGACGAAGGTATTGGATATCCTGTTCAAAGAATTAGAGTTGGCGTTCATCCAGACACTAAACTGCCCGATCCAGGCAGTAAACAACATTCTTTGTTCAAAGATACTCGACCACAACAAATTAAACAAACCCCAGTCACCCATCAACATATCGATGCAATAAAGAATTCCGAAAGGTTGAAAGACGTATTTGCTCATGAATATACACATCATGCTGATGCGACCAAGGCATTGATGAAAGGTAAAAGGTTAACATCATCAGAACCACCAATAAGAAAAAATGAAAAAACTTTTCGTGGATACAGGATTAATCCAGTTTCAATGAAAAAAAGGAAACAGTCATATTACAATGATCCTACCGAAGTGAATGCTTATACCAGCGATTTGTTCCATATGGCTAAAAGTTCTGGTTTGCCGCCATCGAATTTCAAATCACCAGAAGATTTCCGTAAATTGGCAATTCATAAAGCTTTTCGTACCACCGATGATCGTAAATATAATTACACACGCGGCAAGGCAGTCAAATACTTCACCGGCAAGAATCGCAAGAAACTGATGCGGCGCTGGCGGCAGGAAACTGGGGTAACAGATGCCAAAGCATTTCCAAACCCAAAGCCACCAAAAGAAAAACAATTGAAATTGCCGCTCACCGGCAAAGATCGCATGAAACTGAAGCGGCAGAAACCAATACCAGCCGCCACAACACCCAAAAAACCAGAACAGTTAAGATTACCCATCGACGAAAACAGGAACAATCCAATGGCATTTTTAAAACGAAAAGAGAAAATCTACCACTCGGTGTTTGCTAAGTATAAAAATGCGGGTTCCAGGTGGTCTAATATCTTCGATGCCGACAACCATGACGATGCGCGCGATCAGCACGAAACAAATAAGAATGATGGAATGCACTCTGTGATCATCAAAGTTCCTGCGTCCAAGGCCAAATGGAACAAAATGAGCCACGATGAAATTCACAGTTTCGTTCAAGCTCATATCGATGCAAAGCAGGAACGCAAACTAAAAGAGGAAGCGCCCCCTGGTGCCAAGTACGAGCGCATGGTAAAGCACATCAAGGCTAACTATAGCAAAGATGGTAAGCTTTCTGACAAAGAAAAGGCCATCGCTTTTGCTACTGCCTGGAAGAATAAGAAAAAGAAGCAGCAACTGAAAGAAGGCTTGCTGAAAGCGCTGGGGTTGCGCGGCAACAAACCATTCGTGACATCTAAAGATATGAGCTACAATCCAATGGTTAAGAAAAAAACCCCAGGCACATCAGCACCAGCGAAAAGTAAGTGGGAAGGCATCATCAATCAGGTTGCTGCGTCGAAAAAACGAGAAAAATACACCACTGTGCAAATGAAAGGCAAGCGCAATCCAATTCGCGTACCTATGGAAGAAAGCATGAAGCTAGCAGCGAAAATTCTAAAAGGGCTGCCGCGAACCAAAGACAAACATAAAAAAGAAAAACTAATAGCCAAGGCACAAAGGTCAATGGATCGGCTAAACTGATGCGCCTTTTCATCATGTTCTTCATCATGCTGACAACCATTGCATTTGCCGAAACACCCAAGATCAATTCAGATGGCAAAGTCGAAATAGCTGGCGAAAGGGTCAAATGCGAAGATGTGCGTATCAGGCTCGATAACAAACTAGACAATCTAGGCGTCAGTTATCCAGAAGAGCGCATTATCATCATCAATCCACGCGAACTGAGCTATTTTGAAGGTGCTGTACAACTTTTTGTATGGGCACATGAATGCGGTCATATTATACAAGATGGTGGAAGTGAAGTAGATGCAGATTGTTTTGCTGTGAAAAAAGGAATAGATGACGGTTGGCTCACTCGTAAAACAATGATGTGGGTGTGCCGGTCGTTTGGTAATGAGCCTGCCAATGATGTGTATCCTTCTGGAGTAAGACGTTGTGCATTAGCTCAATTCTGTTATGCTAAGTACAAGAAAGAGCGACATGAAAGGAAAGTTCGTGAGGCCAATGAATAATGTTCGAAAACTTGACTGATGAAAATTTCATGCTATATGCGATCAAATGCTATGACACACCCAATTGTGTTATGTCTGAATTCAATGAAGACATTAAAAGAATCAAATATCTTAAGAGGCTGATACGCAAATACAAACTAACTGGCGACTTGAAGGAACGCTTGATCTTGAATCATATCATTGTTTTGGGGAATGTCTTTGGTGTATCGAATACTATTCGAATGTTGTTCTTTAAGCTAGACCAGAACGATTACTCATTGCTTAAAACGTTCTTGATCTTTCTTGATCAGATGCCTGATATAGTGAGAGGCATCAATGGCTGCAATCTTCATTCTAGCAGCATTCCAGTTGACATGACCGTCGCATACCAACTTAAGACAATGATTAAGTATTAGCTAAGGTGTTTCCAAGTTTTTCTAAGTCTTATATTAGTAATTGTTTGGCGAGTGATGCCAAATTTTCTACCCAAAGCTGTGGCAGTTTCTCTGCTATTACGAATAGCACGCACTTGATCATCATTTAGTTTTGCCATTCCATGATCTGTGCCAATTTTTAGTGGTGGCGGCACATCTCTACCTTTATCATGCATGTCATCAACATTGTCATCATTGTTGCCAGCAAATAGGTGATTAGGATTTACGCAAGCAGGATTATCACATCGATGCAATACGTCATGCTCTGGCCATTCACCATATTCAATAAACCAAGCAGCCCTATGAGCAAGCACAGTACAACCTTTTCGACCACCATAACGAATATTACCATATCCCTTATAACCCCTTTTAGAGGCTTTCCATTCCCAACAATCACCATTTGGACCCAATCCCGGTGTCTCGTTAACTTTTTCCCAATATCGATCTTCAAATAGTCTGGGCTTCATTCCAGTCTTTACCATGTGTTACCCTACTGTTTTATTTTGCTAAATAGTATGTTTACGGAACTATCTCAAAAAGCCACATAGCTTTGTACGTCTTATTTTTAGCCCTGTCAAGAGAAAAATATATGCAGATGATCGTTAGACGGAAAATAAATGAGGAAGCACCTGTCAACAACGTTGGTGGTGGTAATATTGCTGGTGTTGGTGTAGGAAAATTTGGCGAGCCTGGGGTAAAAAAATCGAAATACAAGCGGGATAATGAGAAAACTCCAATGTTTCGTCGTAAACCGGCAATGGAAGTGAAACAAGGGCATTTTGCTGGACATAAGACTTTCGTCGTACCGAATAACATTTTCGAGCGTGCTAGATTACAAAAACGCAAAGGGGGCCATTGGACAAAGTATTTGGACGAAGATGCCTACGGCCATGCAATTCGTGAGTATGCAAATAAGAACCCATACAAGCCGGTCATCTTTGAAGATGAAAAAACAGGTGCGATGGTATATGCAAGGTATGGCGGTGAAAGTGAACGTAAGCGTCGTATAATAATGAAAGAAAATGACGACATTAACCGGATGTTGCAGCATGATGCCGATATCCAGAAAATGTTGCGCAAACCACCGGAAAACCCAACATTGACCGATACCGTTGGTCAGCAGTCAGACCAATATAATCGCATGCCGGAAGGGCCGGTCGCCAAAGGCATCGACCAAAACGCAGGCAAGACGCCATTTTATGATCCACAAGGCATGCCATCAACAAGTACGCCTGGGTTCTACAATGGCCGTGTAATGACTGGGCCAGCACCAAAGATGTCACCGCCGCCGCGCAATCTTCGTGAAGGCTTGTTCGATAAGGTGCGCGATGTTCTAGCCAAGCGCAAGGCATCCAAGGCAGTAGATGCCAAGGTAGCGGCCAGTGTCGCCAAATTCAAAGCCAATCGTGAAACCAAGCAGGCAAGTTCGGCCGCTGGTTTGAATCGTTCTTTCGAACAATATCACAAACTGGTCAAGTCCCGCGCGTCATTGGATGCCAAACAGGCCCGTAGCGTTGCCCAAAGGGCGCTGGGGCGCGTTCAAGACACGGCAGGTGAAGAACAGTACGTCAAGCGCAAGACTGAGCGCCGCGACAGTATTTCGGCCAAGGCAGCAACCACGCGCGCCAAGAACCAGTGGCGTAAAGCACACGGCAAGAGAAAATTGAAAAGAAGTGAAATCAAGAAATGGCGGGAAAAGATCAAGCCTAAACCAATTCGTGAGGAATTTGATGAAGATGAACTGTTGATTGAAAAAAAAAGTTGCAGACATGGGTTAATTATGCAGGCAAACATCATCCAAGGCTGGTTCGTAAAGCCCCCGGCACCGGTTATGGATAAAATTTACTAAATAGTTGATGCTTTGACTTTCAATATCTCTTTTTCATTGTGAACGACTACCATAATGAAAGAGGATGAACATGGTTGCAAAACCGCCTTATACTGAGGAAGAATCTCAAAGACTAATGCCGATGGGAACCACTCCAGTTCCCGATCCAACTGTTTTGATAACACAAAATCTACGTCGTGAGATTTTTGGTTTACGTGAATTGATTGAGTCGCGCCTGGATGGTACGGATAAGGTTATGGCTTTACTGCAGGTTGAGATAATTGATAGAATTCCTGAACGTATTGCTGGTGCGGTGGAACGCTTAGAATCCCTGCGCGATGAAAAATTCAAGAATGTTGCAGTTCAATTTGCTGAACGTGATCTTAGAGCCGATATAATATCTCGTGATAGTAAGGTTGCTATAGATGCAGCATTACAAGCCGCAAAAGAAGCCGTGGGTGAGCAGAACAAATCAAGCGCCTTGGCCATTGCCAAAAGTGAAACTGCAACTGTAAAACAAATTGATCAAATCGGTTTGACTACTACTGCTATGGCAAAAACGTTTGATGATAAAATTGCTGATCTTAAAGATCGTGTAAATGCAATTGAAAATCGCGGTCAGGGGCAATCTCAGATGTGGGGCTATTTCGCTGGCGCGATTGGTATAATTCTTGCAATAGCCAGCGTTGCTGTTCATCTAGCAAAATAACATTTACCTCTATCTTTTCTCAAAAGAGCGGTTTATACTGACAGGTTCAAAATTCGATCTGCAGGTATAAGCCATGTCTCATTACATAGATCAGAAATATGTGTCAATAGTGGGCGTAAAGCTGGAAGGCTTCGTTCACACAAACAAAAACACATGGAATTTTCGCTGTCCTAAATGTGGCGATTCTCGTAAGAATAAATCCAAAAAACGCGGCTACATCTACGAACGCAAGGGCCTGCTATTTTTCCGATGCCACAACTGCTCGGCATCAATGAGCTTCGGCAATTTCCTCAAGATGGTTGACCCATTTCTGTATCAAGAATATCAGATGGAGCGCTACAAGTCCAACAGTGGTGGCAACACACCGCAGCCTGATTGGCACAAAATTATCAGTAAACCTACCTTCCCTGAAAAAAATAAAATTAATTTACCGACCTTGGCATCATTACCAGATAGTCATACAGCGAAAAAGTATGTACTGGAAAGGAAAATACCCGCTGAATGGATGGACCGTCTATATTATGCGAACGATTTCAAGGCGTTTGTTGATGAGGTTTTTCCAGGCAAAAATATAAATTTGATAGCTGAAGAACCGCGCATTGTGATTCCATTTTTTGACCGTAAACAGGGGCTTTCTGGGGTGCAGGGAAGGGCTTTGTCAAAAACCTCAAAGGCTAAATATTTAACTTCAAAGAGAAACGAAGACTGTCCAAAAGTCTTCGGTCTTGATCGAGTAGACTTAACCCAAAATATTTACGTTTTAGAGGGAATTTTTGATTCTCTTTTTTTACCGAATGCCGTCGCTACAATGGATGCAAATTTGATGTCTGTTGCTACACATGTTCCGGCATCGCAATGTGTATTTGTGCCAGATCGAGATGTGAGAAATCGAGAAATTGTAAAACAGGTAGAACGAATGGTCAATGCCAATGTCAAGGTTTGTCTGTTACCTGATAATTTTCCCGGCAAAGATTTGAATGAAGCAATAGTAGCTGGAATGAGCATTGATGAATTGAAAAATGTTGTTGATAATAATGTCTTTGAAGGATTGAAGGCCAGACTGCAATTTCAACAGTGGAGAAAAGTGTGATGCCAAAAGGAGTGAAACAACCAGCTAGAGAACGATTTGAAATGCTGGTGAACAGGGGTGGTGAATGTCATGAATGGAAAGGAGGCAAACATGTGTTTGGTTATGGTCAGTTTCATTATGAAGGAAGAATGATAGGCGCACATAGAATGGCATGGTATCTCGCATATGGCAAATGGCCAGACAATCAGATCAATCATATTTGCTGTAATCCTGCCTGTGTTCGTGTTGATCATCTTGAGGATGTAACACGGCAAGAAGATATTGACTATAAAGTCAAATTAGGTCGACAAACAAAGGGATCGCAACATGGAACGTCAAAATTAACCGAAGTTCAGATCGAATCCATCAGAATTGAATATGCTGCTGGTGGTGTTTTCCTGTGGCAATTGGCTGAAAAATATGGTGTCAGCAGAGAACAGATCGGTCGAATTGTAAACAAGAAACAGTGGAGGCATGTAGCATGAATGTGAAACTTATAGCGATTACACAACCAATGATTCCTGGCATAAAAACTGCCGAAGAACTTATTGCTTATTGTGCTAGAGTATCTGCCCCATCTAATCAAATGAACACTGAAACTGCCCCCAAATTGCTAAGATATTGCATCAAAAACCAACATTGGTCGCCATTTGAAATGGTGAATATTGTAATGGAAATAAACACAACGAGAGACATCGGGCGGCAAATTTTACGCCACAGATCATTTTCATTTCAAGAAATGAGTCAGCGCTATGCTGATCCAACTAAAGAGATGGGATTTACCACACGCGAAGCAAGACTGCAGGATACCAAAAATCGACAGAACTCAATCGAGACAGACGACGACCAATTGCAGCAAGCCTGGACCATGAAACAGCAGCAAATCATCCACGAGTCCACGTTGGCATATAAATGGGCAATTGATAATGGCATTGCCAAAGAACAAGCAAGAGCAGTATTACCGGAAGGCTGCGCACAGAGCCGAATTTACATGAATGGAACCCTCAGATCGTGGGTCCACTATTCGCAACTCAGAATGACCGAGGGCACACAACGGGAACATCGTGAAATAGCTAAGGAATGTTGGAATATCTTGGAGACCCAATTTTCATTCCTCAAAGAAACCAATCAATAAAATCAGGAGCAAAAATGCCAAACGACAATTATTTTCCAACCGATTATCAAGCATACATTCATCTTTCTCGTTATTCACGTTGGTTGCCTGACGAAGGCCGACGTGAAATTTGGCCAGAAACCGTAGCACGATACTTCGATTTTTTCGAAGAACATTTGAAAGAAAATAACAATTTCACGCTTGATAAGAAGTTGAGAAATGAATTGGAAGAAGCTGTATTGTCGCTTAGCGTGATGCCATCGATGCGAGCATTGATGACTGCAGGGGAGGCGTTGAAACGAGACCATATGTGTTCGTATAACTGTAGCTACATTCCAGTCGACACCCAACGTTCATTTGATGAAATCTTATATATTCTCATGAACGGTACTGGCGTTGGTTTTTCCGTCGAACAAAAGTACACGGAACAATTGCCTTTAATTGCTGAAGAATTTTTTGAGTCCGACACAACAATCGTTGTTGCTGATTCCAAGCTGGGCTGGGCCAAAGCATTGAAGGAACTGGTGCACCTACTGTACAGCGGTCAAGTGCCGAAGTGGGACGTATCGCGTGTGCGACCGGCGGGCGCTCCATTGAAGACTTTTGGCGGTAGGGCTAGTGGTCCCGAGCCATTAGTTTCCCTGTTCAAATTTTGTGCTACCACATTCAAAAAAGCAGCAGGCAGAAAATTGACTTCATTGGAATGCCACGACATTGTATGTAAGATCGCGGAAATCGTGGTAGTCGGTGGTGTACGCCGTTCTGCGCTTATTTCATTGTCTGATTTGTCAGACGACAGAATGCGTATGGCCAAGTCGGGTGAGTGGTGGAAAGAAAATATTCAGCGTGCATTGGCCAATAATTCTTATGTTGTGAAAGAGAAACCAGACATTGGAACTTTCATGAAGGAGTGGTTGGCACTTTATGAAAGTAAATCGGGTGAACGTGGCATCTTTTCGAGGGCGGCAGCCAAGGCACAGGCTGAGAAATTTGGTCGTCGTGATCCAAACCACGAATTTGGTATAAATCCGTGTTCAGAAATTTTATTACGTCCTCGCGAAACTTGCAACCTGACTGAAGTAGTTATTCGAGCCGGTGATAGCCTTGAAACATTGATCCAAAAAGTGCGTTGGGCCACAATTCTTGGCACCATGCAAAGCACCCTGACAAATTTCAAGTACATCTCAAAACGTTGGCAGGAGAATTGCGAGGAAGAGCGCCTGCTTGGCGTATCATTGACCGGCATTATGGACTGCCCATTAACCAATGGCGCGCTCAGTGACCGGCCTGATATGCCTACTGAATATATTTTGGAACGCCTGCGTGAAGTTGCTGTACAGACTAATATTGAATGGGCGAAGAAGCTAGGTATCAATCAATCGGCAGCAATTACCTGTGTCAAACCAAGCGGCACCGTTTCAGCCTTAGTCGATTCTTCATCTGGTATACATGCACGACACGCACCTTATTATATTCGTACTGTTAGAGCCGATAAGAAAGACCCTTTAGCTAAAATGATGGTCGATTTTGGATTCCCTGTTGAAGATGATATAACTAAACCGGATCATACCTTTGTTTTCTCTTTTCCAATTAAGTCGCCAGAAAACGCTATATATAGAGAAAACATGTCAGCCATTGATCAATTAGATATGTGGTTGAAATATCAAAGGCATTATTGTGAACATAAACCTTCGATTACCGTGTCAGTAAAGGAAGACGAATGGATGGAAGTTGGGGCGTTTGTTTGGAGACATATAGATGAAATGTCTGGGGTGTCGTTCTTACCATTTTCAGATCATGTTTATCAACAAGCGCCATACCAAGAATGTACCAAGGAAGAGTATGAAGAAATGTTAGCTAAAATGCCAAAGGAAGTTGATTGGTCGATGTTATCTATTTACGAAGCGAGTGATATGACTGAAGGAACACAGATTATAGCGTGTACTGCCGGAGGATGCGAGATGACATGAGTTTACATAAAAAATATGAAGAATATTATGGTGTAAGTTTGGATAATGATATCGAGGTTCATCACATAGTACCCAAGCATGAAGGGGGTACAGATGATATTGGAAATCTTGTCCCTGTAACAAAAGAAGAACATGCCAGATTACATTTAGAAAGATATGAAGAGACGGGCAATTTTCGCGATCTTTGTGCATACCACATGATTGGATATAACTTTACCAAAGCACACCAAATATCATCGTCAGAGGGGGGTAAAATTGGTGGCAAACGAGTATATGCCAACGGAAATGGCATCTTTAGATCAGACGAAGAACGAAGAGAATGGGCTGCTATGGGCGGCAAAATAGGCGGAAAGAAACAAGCCGAATTGGGAATTGGCTTCCACCTATATAAGACAAATCCAAAATTACATAAAGAATGGGCATCTAAAGGCGGCATTAATTCTGGGAATTTCAAAAACAAATCGTTTCAATCTGAAATGGGAAAACGTGGTGGTTCAAAAAATAAAGGATTCGTGTGGATAAATGATGGAGTGAAATCATTCAAATATACGGCAAGACAACAAAAAGATATTCCTTTGGATGATTTTCTTTTGAATAATCCAGGGATTAAAAAGGGAAGATTATAGGGATGAATAACAAAGAGGTAGAAAAGGTAATATGTGAATTTTGTGAGAGCAGATATAAGTTGGTTTATGACCCCACTGAAACTTCAGGTTATGACAAATTTTGTCCATTTTGTGGAGAAGTGAGAGAAGACGAAGAAATAAATACTATTAAGGATGATGATAATCGCGAAGAATAGGGAGAGATACAATTATGAGCAACAAGTCGCTCGATTTTGTAATTGGAAACACATTGACCAAGTTCTATAATACTGAAGGAACCAAGGAATTTGTCGAGAAAGCCGCAGGCATTCTCGTTTTTCCTTCAATTATCAAGGCTGGATTGTTTGGCTTTGGTGGCTCTTATGGTCAAGGCGGGTTGGTCATAAAGGACGACGTTCAGTCTTATTTCAATATAGTATCGGCTTCTTTTGGCTTCCAGCTTGGAATTCAGCAGTATTCGTTGCTCCTATTGTTTCTGACTCAGGAAGCCTTGGACGACTTTGTCAATTCCGATGGCTGGCAAGTCGGCGTTAATGCATCGGTTGCCATCATCGAATTCGGTGCTGGTGCTGTAGTCAATACAGATTCGATTAAGGACGATATTATTGCTGTCGTATTTGACAACGCCGGACTTATGTATGAATTTTCTCTTAGCGGAACAAAAATCTCACGACAGGTAGGTTAGTGACATGCATTGGATAAAAGATTTTGTGGGCGATTTTGACCCAAACGACTGGTTCGGTTTCATATATCTTATAGAAAATATCGAAACCAGTCAAAAATATATTGGAAAAAAACAATTCAGGAACCGACGAAGAAAACGAGTGGCTGGTCGCAAAAATAGAAAGGTTGAGATAAAAGAATCAAATTGGTCTAATTATACAAGTTCATCGGATGATGTGAATTCATTAATAGAAGAACTTGGAAAAGACAAATTTACATTTTTCATATTAAAACTTTGTAAAACTAAACGCGATTTGGGGTATGCTGAAGTTGAAGAACAAATAAAACGAAATGTATTACAATCAAAATTGCCTAATGAAAGTAGAGAATATTATAATAAGAGCATAATGAATAGATGGTTCGCTTTTGATAAACACTCCGAAGAATCAAAAAAGAAAATGTCAATTAGTTCAATTGGTAAGAAACATTCTGAAGAAGCAAAAATTAAAATGTCAAAGACTAGAATAGAACGAGGTTTGTCCAAAGGTCAAAATAATCCAAAATTCAAGAAAATGATAAGAGAGCAAATTCTTCGGTGTGAGGAATAAACCCTTCAGTGTGCGATTGAATATGAAGGTGATGGCAGCCACTTGACAGTCTAACATTCCCTATGATAAATAGCAAAGTTACCTTCATACGGAAAAAATTTCAATGGCAATAAACCCACACATTGAGAAACTAAAAAGAGAAGCCGCCGAGCTTTATGTTGAAACTAGAGTCTGTATGGATTGTCGTTTCTATGATAGAAATTACGGCCACCCCAAATGCAAAGAGACCGGCGAATTTATCTCAATGGAACGTGCTCATGTCCATGCAAGCCTCAGTCGCTGCGGTCCAGATGGTTTACTATGGCAAAAACGCCAGGAGAGTAAAATGACAAGCAATCTTATAGTGATGGTATTGCTATACTTCGCAATGGGCTTTGCAATAGGCTTCTTCGGCTTACAACTCTTGAGTTGGCTCGTACAATTCCTTACTCGATAGGATAGCCGATGCAATGGATTCAAAAAGTCGCCTTGTGTACGCTCATCGTCTATCTCTTATTGCGATCTGCAGGAGCCTTATCGATCATTCAAATTTTTGCCATGATACTCATGCCGTCGAAATATGAAATGTCGATTATACCATTCGCTACGTTTTATGTTGCTTTTTGCCTGGAAAGATATACAGTGTACCTATTACACCGACATGGCGTCAATGATGTCTTGGATAAGATGGACAAGGAGTAAGTGATGAAATTGGATCGTGACAATTTGGTTGAAAATCTTCAGCGGCTCAAATTGCAAATCGTGTTTGCCAAGGCTGACGGCAGTCTGCGTAGTCTTTTCTGCACATTGCGCGAGGATTGTTTGCCTGACGAGATAAAGCAAAAGAAAACTGCTAAGAAGAAGAAAAACGCCGAAACTCTTCTATCGGTTTGGGACTTGGAAAAGAAGGCGTGGCGCTCATTCCATTGCGACCAAATAGCTGCTGTACTGCAAATGGAGAGTGAAGATGCCCCATCCGAAAAAGAATAGACCAAGAACAGGGCGAAGAAAAATCGGTAGCAAGAAGCGAAAATCTAAGAGGAAAAAGAAATGAAAACGCGCGCTGAAAGACGGCACCATGAACAACGTATGAGAGCAAAAGTCAGAAAGAACTACGAAGTGCAGCAACATAGACAGTTTGGTGAAGATCACTATAAGGAAGTTATCGCACGTCGCGCCACAACCAGAAAGCCTTGCTCTTGCTGGATGTGCGGCAATCCAAGGAAGTTTTTTGGTGAAAAGACAATCCAAGAAAAAAGGGCTGAATTCAATGAGCAGTGATAATGGCATATTTGTATTACAAACAAGTGGTCCAGAATTTCGTATTGGTAGATGTCAATCTATCGATAACATCTATGCTACGTTTATTACCGAGACTTTATCGTGGACACCAAATGCCACGGCCATCGTGAAATTGTTCGACAAGTCGGCCGTCTATGGTAGCCTGGACGAAGCTTGGGATGCGGCCTATGCCCTTGACGATGCCGAAGAGTATAGTGAATACGGCGTTTGCCTGATAAAAGAATTCCAAAATTATCTTTATACAGACCTTCTGGAACAGGCGAAATGAAGCAAAGGCGGTCGGTTGGCGACATTTTCTATGGTCCAGAACCAACGCTAACAGTAGACAGTACACTCCACGATATTGGTACCAGCTACAATTGGTTCAATTATTTTTTTGACAATGATGACGCCAAGCAATTCGTAATCGACTATCTCAAGGCAAAGAAACTGAGCAAGGCGCAAATCGCGCTTATCAATGATATTGATGCAACCAAGTTACGCACCATTGGCTGGAATTGTCGCTTAATGACCAAGGGCGATCTTCCTGAGGCCATCAAGAACAAGACGCTGGACAAGCTCAGCGCCTTGATGAACGAGGCCAAGAAGCAAAAAAAGCCCAAACGTGAGGCCCCTGCCTTATCGGTACAGGACCATATTCGCGAAAGGGTCGAAGAATTAATTGGTACATTGGAAGAACAGGTTGACATATTGATTCGTGAAGGTAAAAATGATGAATTCAATCCCGCTGCATGGTTTCAGATTGAAGACATTAAGCCGCAGATTGCCAAGAAAATTCAGAATTATTATCAACCACTTAGACATGAATTAGGGGAGGCGCTTGCAACCAAAGACCCTGGCTATGATCGCTGGTCGAGGGCCGAATTGAAGAAATATTATGCCTTTATTGATGCCATTATCGAAGCCGGTAATCTCAAGACTGTCCCAAGGAAAAAACGTACAAAGGCGCAAAAGCCTAAATAGTAGTCATAAAGGGGCAGTCGAGGGAAACCAAGATGACCATCACTATCAAGAACAATGTCGTTGAATTCCCGAAAAGTCGCATGGTTAGGGATGTTGATGAGATGCCAGAAGTATTGAAATTCAAGGAAAAAGGGCTGAAGAATTATGCCGATATGACTGTTCGTCAGATATCTGATATGATTCTGCAGGAATTGAGCAATGCTGGAATTGACATCACAACTGACGCTTTCTTGAAAGATTTCTATTGCACGGCAGCACTGTTGCATGCTGCAGTGTACAGAACATTCGAAGTACCGCATCCTTGTCATGAATGGATTGACAGCAACAAAATAGAAGTGGATAGAACTTTGCTTGAAAATATCGATCTAGATGCCATAGAATGAACCTAATGTGAAATGGAAATGAAATGATTCTAGTTGACCTTTCCCAGGTATTGATATCGTCAATCATGGTGTATTTGAACAGCGAACCTAATGCCTCACTCAACGAAAATTTGATCCGACACATATCGTTGAACTGTTTACGTTCATATAACAGACAGTTTCATACAAAATTTGGCAACATCGTGATCTGCTGTGATAGCCGCCATTACTGGCGTCGCGATGCTTTCCCATACTATAAAGCCAACCGCAAACTGGACCGCGATAATTCCAAATATGACTGGACACTGATTTTCGACGTAATCAATAAAATTCGCAACGAATTGAAAGAATACTATCCACACAAGGTCATCGAAGTGGACGGCACCGAGGCCGACGATATCATTGCAGTATTGTCGGCAAGGTTTTCGCCAACTGAGCCGGTGCTTATTCTGTCATCAGACAAAGATTTTATTCAATTGCAGAAGCACAAAAATGTGCAGCAGTTTAGTCCAAAACTCAAACGGTTCATTCGCGCCGATGATCCTGCACAATTCATCAGGGAACACATTATTCGTGGTGACCGGCGCGATGGCATCCCGAATTTTCTTTCGCCCGACGATGTATTCGTGACCAATGAGCGCCAGCGACGCATCACGAAGGTGGCAATGGCAGAATGGCTGGTCGGCAATCCAGCCGAATTTTGTGATACCGATGCCAAGCGGCGCGGTTACAATCGGAATGAAATTTTGGTCAATTTTGATTTCATTCCGTGTGATCTGGTCGCGAAGATCAATGAAACCTATGATACTGTCATCGCCAGCCCAAGAGCATCGATGGTGTCGTATATGATCAAGACAGGAATAGTGACTGCATTGGTTGAACAAGCAGATGAATTTTAGGAGATAGAAAAAATGAAAAACGTTTACGAAATTTTTGAGGAATTTGAGAAGGCGACTAAACGCCAGGACCGAGTGAACATTTTGAAGTTCAACGATAACTTTGCCTTGCGTAGTATTCTTCAGGGCACATTCGATAATCGCATCCAATTTGTGTTCGATGAAATTCCAGCCTATAAGGCATCAGATTCGCCACCCGGCCTGGGTTACACTAATATCAATACCGAAATGCATCGAGCCTATCTGTTCGAGGCCAATAACCCAAAGGTGGCACCCGGTCTCACTCTCCAGCGTCGGAAAGAAATTTTAATCCAGATGCTTGAAGCGATGGAGGCAAAGGAAGCCGAAATTTTTGTCAATATGTTGCGCAAGAAGCAGAACGTGAAAGGGCTAACACGCGACATTGTAATGGAAGCACTACCTGGGATTATCCAGTAACAACGAGGCTTGAAAGTTCTATGAAGAAGACTGTAAAACATTCCAAAAATGAAAAGTATGAAGATGATTATTTTGAAGGGCAAGTGAAACGTAAGGAAAAGCCACGACGGCCAATACGTAATTGGGTAAAGGCATGGCAAAGTCATGAAGCAGATTATGATGAATACTATGAGGAATTTCATAACAAGTAGATAATGTTAAGAAGGTGAACATTACCTAAATAAAAACAAAAAGAAGGGGCTAATGATGTTCACCTTTAAGCAATTTCTATTGGAAGGAAATCCCTTAGCCAGAAAATTTGGCTTGGAAAAAAAGGGACACACTTCATTCATGGTTTCTGCAGAGCGTAAATCACGAACACCTAAAGGAAACAAATACGCCGAAGATCGTGCGAAACGCTATTTGACCAGGAAGAAAATCGGTTACCGCAACACTGCAGGTAAATGGGATGAGGGCGGCGGCGTGGGTCGAGAAACATCAATGAATGTGCAAACCAAAAATCCAACGCCACGCGAATCTCGCAGGGTTGAACGGGCAGTAAAACATGTTGCTAAAAAATGGAAACAAGACGCATACATCAAGATTGACAAAAAAGGCACCGGCGTTGCTCATTATACCAATGATACCCCAGACTACAAGAAAGGGGCCAAAGTCGAATATGGCGACACTCACTACAATGTTGACAATCCTTATGGTGTCACTCAATACAAGCCTAGACGACCGGAAGAAAAACGGCCCCGCTTCGCTTTCATGCCCAAATAGGAGCGCGACAAAATGTCGCATTGAATGAGGCATAGTCTATGCTAGCATATTTTACTTAATTTGTCCGTATAAGGAATACCCTGAATGAAAAAGGGAGACGACGAATATAAAACGAAGCTGTGGGAATATTTCGCTTCGAAGGGCGGCAACCCGTGTCAAACCGGAATTGCCGTTCAGGGTTGGTATTTGGCGCGCGAGAAGGAGTTCGTTGAACTGATGGAACAGAGTGGTCAGATGGGCAAGATGGATCGAGACGTTCCCTGGACCCTTGGGGAAATCAGGACAAAATTTAGCAATGCTGCCGCTTTCCGCAAAATCATCGCAGCCGGTGGCATCACAGATCGGCCGGAAGCCGAAGCGGGCGACGTAATTCGGGAAGTGTATGGAGAACTTACACCAAAAAATTTCGACAGTATGAGCGATATGGTTGGGTTTTTCGCTGCTCGACAGAACCTCGTGTATCGCTTGATCAAGGAAGAACTTAAGCAAAATACAATGTACTCGCGAAAACAGCACGACAACTGATCAAGTCAAAAATGCAGGAGAAACAGGGGGTTGCTTTCAGCAGCCCCTCTTTTTTTTCATAGCTGCTATGCGTCTGGCGCATTTGCTTTTCCATGAAATTTCATTTATATGTACTTATATCGGAAGACAGAAAGGGATAGAAAAATGGCTCGGACAGACATTCATCGCCCATCTGCTATAGTACCCTCTGAATATCGGTGGGTCGGTTTCGAATATTCTCGCATTGATAGCCTTGGCGATGCCATTTTCATGCAGCACGAGCGCGAGCGCATCAAGGCACATATGGCACAGACCGGCGGCACTTATTCCAAGCATGCCCATGGCGGCAACTGCATGGTATGCGGCAACGCCAATGCCATTTACACGGTGCTTTTCCACCATGCCAAGTCAAACACTTACGTTCGCATGGGTCAGGATTGCGCGCACAAGTGTGATTGTGCCTATGATGACAATGCGTTTCGACGCTTTTGCGATGCCGCTGTTGCTGCTGAGCACGCCAAGGCAGGCAAGGCCAAGGCACAGGGCATTCTGACCAATGAGGGCCTGGGCAACGCCTGGACCGTCTACAACAGCGACAATCCAGACAATCACTATGAGGAAAACACCATTAGCGATATGGTCGGCAAGTTGGTCAAGTATGGCTCGCTGTCGGACAAGCAGTACAGCTTCATGCGCTCCCTGTTGGATAAGATTGCCAATCGGGCGCAGATTGCAGCGGCTCGCGCTGCTGAGCGTGATGCTGCATTGCCGGTGCCCGAAGGGCGCATGACCATTATCGGTAAGGTGTTGAGCATCAAGGTAAAGGAGACCCGGTACGGCTATGTGTCGAAGATGTTGGTGCAGTCGCGCGATGGTTGGAAGGTGTATGGATCGCAACCGAAGCATTTGAATAATGTTGAGCGCGGCGACATTGTTGAGTTTACCGCCACCATTGAAAAGTCGAAGGATGATCCTAAGTTTGGCTTTTTCTCACGGCCGATAGCATGAGCTACACGAGAGGGGTTGCTTTTGGCAGTCCCTCTTTTTTTTCATAGCTGCTATGCGTTTGGTGCAGTTGTATTTCCATGAAATTTCATTTATATATTTATTAGGAAACAAGGGAGACTAAAAATGGAGGCATGGGCAGCAGTCTTGATTGGGTTTGCCTTCATCTTCATTGTTGCTCGAATAAACAAGCGGGCAAGAGTGAAAAGCCCGTTGATACAAAGGGTCGAAAGATTGATTGATGCTGGATATCAGCTTGATCGAGTAATTAAGGCAGGACGGGTGAGGCGAATGGTGGAAGTTGAAGCCGAAGCCGAAATCGAAGCCGCTGCCAAGGTCGAAGTCGAAGCCGAAATTCAAGCCGAAGTCGCAGCCGAAGCCGCAAGACGGGCTGCACACCACAATAGAATGATGATGGCATATGGATATTGGGTCACTCACCGGAAAGGGAAGTAAAAAATGGACTCGACAACCGCACTAAACCTCATCGACGAAATGATTAAAGACCTGCGGTGGAAATTTTACCGGAAGGCAAAGTAGCAGAGGAGAAAATCAATGTGGCAGATTGTTTGGACCGTTGACAATGATGTTCTTCCGGTCGACGATGAGTATTTTTATACTTATCAAGAGGCGCATAACGCCGCGCAAAACGACTTGGACTTCGCGATGGAAAATATCGAGGAAGTGCGCAAGATGACCGGAATGCCCAAGGGCGTGATCCCTGGGTTCCACCTTGTAAGGCATCAGGTACACTAGGAGGAAACTAAAATGTTTCACAATTTCATCGACATATCTCGCAATAACTACTCCACGATATTATTCATTGGAAGGTGGTGCATAGGTACGGCACAGATCGAAAACCAAGGGTGGTCGTGTAGCTTAGAGCGAAGCCGGGATGGGAGTTTGCGTGCCTTGCTGCTGCGAATCCCATTCAGATCGGTCTGTATCGGCAAGTTTAACCGAAGGAAAACGCAATGACTGAGGAAAAAGCAACAGCACTCGCCGTTCTCGCTGTCTACGATATCAAGTCGTTGGACAATCTGGTATGTTTTTTGAAGAAACTGAAACGCCAGCTTGAATTGACGCTCGATGAGCAGGATGAAGAAATCTCCACTGGAAGCCTCGATCTAGCCATTGATGCAATCGTAGCACTTGAGGGAAAGGCAACCGAAACACTTGATAAAACCCTTGATGATGACGATGGAGAATGACAGTGGCCTACATCAACGCCGAGCAAACCAAAGTGAAGCGCAATGCGCTCAAGGCGGCTTTCCCCGGCTGGAAATTTTCGGTGCGCTGTGACAACCATTCCTCACTGGAAGTGCGTATCATAGCGGCCGACATTGACTTTTTTGCCGATGACGCAACGCTGGGCGACCTAACAGATCGCCTACGCGGTCATAGTAACATTGGGGTCAACCACTACTATCTAGACTCCCAATGGCAGGGCAAGGCGTTGGCAGCGCTGCGCAAGATTGTTGACATCTGCCAGGAAGGCAACCACGATAATTCCGACATTAGCACCGACTACTTCGATGTCGGCTGGTATCTACACATCCAGATCGGTGCCTGGGATAAGCCGTTTCAACTCAGAAAGGAGCAAGTGTAATGGCCGTCTTCGAAAAGATGCTAGAAGTTTTCGGGAGAATTGTATTTATTATGATGATTGGTTACCTCACCGTTGTTCTAGCGTTCCCCTATTTGTATGATAGAATCAAATTTGACGAATGCATTAGATTTGGCGGAGAAAAAGCACGAGAGTCGTGTCAGGTAGATTCACTCCAGAGAACTGGTGAACTTGAAAAGTCGCTGGAAAGGGCATTGAAAAAAGTTTTCGAATTAGACAACCTCCTAAGGAAAGAGAAGCAATGATCCTCTACCATGGCACCAACAGCGATGCCCTTGACCAGATCATGACCAAGGGCATTACCCCTCGCGGCCAGCGCAAATCGCTCTGGGAGGCATACCCTAGCGCCAGGGACCGCGTGTACCTGACCGATGC